GTATATAATTCTAATGCACCTTTTTCAGATAAGATAGAAAAACTAAACGACTTACTCGCAAAACGTGGTATAGATATAAAAGAAAACGGAAAATCTTTTAATTCACAAAACATAGGTGATAAGGAATTCTTTTCACAAAAGCTTGTAGAAGTCAATTCAATTGAGTATTTTTACGACCTTGATCAATGGGTTAACGGAAGACAAAGTATCGATAGTTTACTCCAAGAGCAAGCTAGAATAGATATAGACACCTCTCAGCCATTCCAGTCTCCTAAAGTGAGCTTAGACTTTGGTAAATTAGATGTAGATGTATCTTCCTATAGAAAGTCTAACAAAGATAAAGCTGAGGCTCTTTTGGATGCAAGTACAGTAGACAAAAGTGAGGAACTAGAGGAAATAGAGGACAACGAAAACTGTAATAAATAATGGCGTGTAATATAATTTATGAGGGTAATAATATTGTAGTAACAGAGGACAATGGTAGTCCCTCTCAGATTTTCGAAATTGCTAAATCTTTTTATGGTAACCAAAAGGACGCATTGAATCTTTGGTTAACTACTAAGACAGAAGATTTTGAACGTGAATTCGAGACAGAAGATTACAGTTTCAACGATGTGTTGAGGTATGTAAACATGCAGAACACCAATATCGATGTTGTATCTCAAGAGGAACTTAGACAAATAAGGGATGTAATGGACAAGTCTGGTATAGCCTCTCTTTCCGAAATGGGATCTATACTTAACACGATATTCAAGCCTAATGGAATACTTGACTTTGATGAGAGAGTTGCACTAGACTCTGGAATATACACTAGAGAGGACTTAGACAAGTTAGACATAAGGGAGGTAGGAGAAGTACTAAATAGGATTGATGCCACTCTTAAAGCTACTGATGTAGAGATAGAGCCATCAGGAACTAATTACGACTACGTTTCATCTGGGGAGACTACTATAATAGGTACAGCCAGAAAAATGTCTTTGGAGGAAGTTAGTGACGTACTTACGGATGAAATCGAACCTGGACTATCCGATGGAGTTTTCATGTTTAAGTTACAGGAATTGCCATTTAATAAGATAGTTGACAGAGCTTTAAGTGACACCAACTACAGAAATGAACTTAAGGAATCAATCGATAGGACTAGGAAGGTAGAAAAACTTGAAATAGGTCCGGATGGAGTCCTTAGGGTCAGCGAATCTGATACATTTAGCACTGTAAAATCCACTCTCCCTGTGGGGACTAATACAGTTGAACTTAAGGGTAGACTAAACACGTTAAAGGGATTCACTGATTTTGCTTGGACACAACAAGAAGATATAAAAAAGGTACTCAAAAAGAACTCAGAGATATTCGCAAAGTACAACATAGATTTAGCTGGATTAGAGACACTATCAAACAGTAGCACTGAGGTGGAGTTGCTTATGACCTCTGCTATAAATGTATTAGACAATCCTAGTAATACTTCTATACAACAATTTTCGGAACTAAAGGACCAACTATTAGGGAAAGAGAGTCCAGTCGCAAAAGTAAAGTTATCTGAAAATTATGATGGCTTGAACATAGTAAGGGTGGAGTCAACCATGACCGATGAAGCTATGTTCACTGAACATGGGCTAATAAAGATACAGGACAACTATTACCACAAAGTAGACAAAGACACGAGCATTGAAGATACGTATGAACTGCTGTACGACATGTACTTAGCAGCCGATTTCTCTATACCTAATGAACTGATAACAGAGAGGAACAAATCCAATCCATCCAACAAACCTCAGGTAATGGAAGACATATCCACTTTCATAAACAGTCGTGAGACTAACTTAGACCTTAATGAGAGTAGAGAGTTGGTATCTGCACTACAAGTAGCATTCGGACACTCTGCAATACCTTCAACACCAAGGAACAAGAAACTAGCAAATGCTATAAACACCGTAACGGAAGTAGCAGAAATAGAAGACAGCTTTATACCTGACTTCTACAACTATTACATAGAGGAGAAGATAAAAAATTCTAGGATCTACAAAGACGTACTATCAAAATTAAAGTTTACTGAAAAAGGTATTGTCCCAACAGATAGAATAGAGTCATTAGAAGGTATACAAGACAGAGTTAGACTTGAGGATTACATAAGACTAAGAAGAGACTCTGATATGAATCACTTAGTAAACCAAAGTGAGTTAGATGTAACAGAAGACCTATTTGCAATAAACTATCCAAATACGGTATCTGAATATACCGGAGAGTCGTTCCTAAAAGGTAACCGACTTATTACACCAAGGGTAAATAGAAACTTTGTTAGGATTGGAAATAGATTGTTCAGGAAGAATTTCTCAGAGAACGGTCAATCTTTGTTCCAAGAGGTAGATACTTCCAAAGACCCCATATTCCTAAAAGGAAGTACTAATTTCGAATATGACTTCGAAGAGGCACAGGAGTTTTTTGAAAGTCATCAAATATTAACTAGAAAGAGCACAGCAGAGAGAAATGCTGAGGTACTAGAGATGGCCAAACTAAGCCCAGTTGATGTTGCTAGGATTGAAGAGTCTACTGTAACCACTGCTTCAGTTGAGGTACAAAATCCAATTGATCTCAAGACTGACCTAAATGAACAACCATCTAGTTTGTCCGATATGAACGAAGGTATGTATTACACCGATAGTGATCAGACGTTGTTCAAGGGCAAAGAGGGAAAGTTTGACTTAGAGGGCCAGAGAATAAATGCCCACGAAGGAGTAGAGGGTGTATTTGCAGCATTAGACGTAGAAGTTGCAGAGCAATATGGTGAAGTATCAGAAATGAATGTACCATCCGGAACTATTGTAGAGGTGGTAAAAGTGGATCCCAAAGGTAAAACTCCAGGTGAGTTTAGAGAAGATGAAGTAAGACTTATAAACGAATCTAACGCAGACATCGTCAAACTTATGACAATGGATGGTGTTATGAGAGCTGGTGAAGAGTTTCAAGAACAGTATATAGTCAAAGATAGAAGTATAATACCTACAACAGGGGAAACTTCTGAAATGACGGTTGAAGTAGAGGGGAAGGTAAATGGCTATGACACAATACTCTCAAAAGTAGGAGACAGGGTAATAGGGAAACTAAGGCTGATTGAAAAGGAAAACACAATGGAAGTTGATCAGGTAACTGTGGTTCCTGAATACCGAGGACAAGGAGTAGCAACATCCATGTATGAGCTAGCCATGCAAGCATCTATAAAGAAAGTTGTATCTGTGGGGGAGAGAACAGAGGGCTCTAGATCAGTATGGGAAAGCTTAGTTAACAGAGGTCTTGCGATAGAAACAGAAAGTGGTTTTGAATCTATGCCTGTAGATAGAACTATCGATGACAGCTCCAACACCTACAATGAGGACTTATCACAAGATATGTTATCTATTTTGAATTCGGAGGTAGAATTACTAGATTTGTACCCTACAAGTAAACAAGACGAAATAGACGGCAGAGTAGATGAGTGCGGAGGATAAAAATAAAGACAAGATTATAATAAAAGATGACCAGCTCTTAGGGGTTGATAAGTCTATTTATGATTATTCGTATGCCTTCAGTAACAAGGTAGCCTGGACTAAAATAATTAATAATCCTTACAAGGAGTACAAGAGGACCTACATAGAGTTATATGAAAACCTAGAGGTAGGTGATATCATACAAACTTTTTATTCATCGACTACATACAAAGTTCTTAAGTTTCAAAAGATGGCTGACTACGGTAGAGTATACAAGATAGCCAGAACTGATGGAATGCCTTTCGTACAAGTAGACTTTGACAACCTAAAGAAAGGGAGAAAAGTAAAAATCAAAAACAGAGGAGTAAACAATGGCATGTTTAGTAAATAGAAAAGAGGGTAAAATAACCTCTGTGAAGACATCTGACAACAAGAAGTCAAAACTTTTTGAAGCTATACACTCTATACCATTCCTAGCAGGGAGTGAGACATCTTTAGAGGTATACAAGAATGCTTATTCAGACAGAGTCCAAAAGGACTTCGAAGGTGCTGAGAACAACGTGTATGACACGAATGAACCTAAGTTGTTTATAAAGGGTAAGAGAGGAACCTATGATAACATAGAGGAGGCTATTGTCGCAGATGAACGTGGATCACTTCAAGCTGGATTCAAAAATCCAAAGACAGACGCTTTCATTCCAGTAGTTAACTTCAACACTGAGACTAGTGAAAGAAGTGAGTTCATATTTGATTCCATCCAACAAGGAATACTATCCCCGAATAGAATCATGGACAAGGATGGTAATACTTTTTTCGAGGGGAAAGGTAAGAATCTCATTGATAAAAAGATGGGAGCACATGCCACAAAGTTCGAGGCATATACAAATGGTAACGCTAGAGTAAAGATAGACTCTACCGGTAAAGTTACCATACCTAACACTGACTCAGTGTCAAGGGTGGAGATGCAAGACGGATCTGTCAAGTACATTAAGGTAGAAGACACACTAGAAGAGATAAATAAAAGCAATCCTGTAAATAGGGCTGAGTTACTATATGATTACTTAGTAACAGTAGAGAAAGTCGTGCCAGACTTTTCAACTGACATCACTAAGAACAAAGAAGAGGCAGATAACCTAAGGGTCTCTTTGATGAACTTCATGAAAATGATGGGGTTCAACATGGCCACTTTAAAATCTTATAGTGAGAGATACAACAGTATACATGGACAAGACCCAGATGTACAAGCTCTTGCTGATATGGGTAACAAGATAGTTGCTTTCAGAGAAGGTAGAATAGGCATCGAGGACTTATCGGAAGAGGTAGCCCACATTGCCATAGAGTTTTACGCTGACCAAAATTCAGTTGCTAGTGTAATAGCCAACATACACCTAACAGAGGAATATGGAGAGTATGCTGAGTATTACAGGTCAAAGTATAGTGTTCAACACAAAGGAAACGAAGTTGCACTAGAAGAGCAGGTAAGAAAAGAGGTACTAGGTAAGATACTAAAAAACGAACTATCTAGAAGATTCTCTAAAGAAAATAGAAGTGAGGAGAGAAAGACTATGATCGATCGATTGATGGAGATATGGTCAAATTTCGTTGATAGCCTAACTAGGAATGTCAACCGTAGACATGTGAGGGAGATGAATAGGCTAAATTACAAGATAGCCGATAGTGTTTTGAGTGGTAGGATAGGTTCATTTGACCTAAATATAGAGTCCGACAATGTCTACTACAACGCCATGTCAAAAAAGTCTAAGACAACTGAGTCAAAGATTCAAATAGCTAAGAAGCAATTAGAAGAGTTGTATAGGAAAGAGATGAACTCTGACATACCAAGTAAACAAGCTTTAGAGAGGGTGTCTGCTGATATGTCAACATACAATATGTTTACTGCCGTAAATTCTATTGCTGGAACTGCAGCAAGTCAAGCTGATGTATTACTAAAAAGTTTAGAGGAAGCTGCAAAAGAGGGCGTACCTGCATCTAGAGAAGACCTCCTGAGAGTGTCTTACTTAGAAAGTACTAAGTCTGTCTTATCTAGTTTGATGTCAGATCTAAACAAAATGGATCTAAACACTAATCACAATGGTGTGAACCACGGTCAAAAAATGGCTAGGTTAAAAAAGGAAATAGAGTCCTCTGTAAAAGAGATGGACAATAACTACACGAAGTCCTTGCCTCTAGTAGATGAAAATGATAAAGTAACTAGAGAACGCATACTAGAAAGGGCACTAGAAGAAAGTGAACTTACAGAGGAAGAGAGACAGAACGTAAGGGACATGTGGAACTCGGACAAGAAGGATATCTCTTTCATAGGTAGGTATTTTGGTATGATGTCTTCTCAAAAGAATCCGGTCTTAGCATTACTAGCAAAACTAGTTAAGGACATGAAGACCATGGTGAACAAGCAGTTAATAGGGGTTGCAAATCCTTTTTTAGATGAAGTGGACAAAAAGGGACAAGAGAAATTTCAGAAATCTATTATAAAAAACAGAGGAGGAAAACAAACGTATTTCTACTTAAGTCCACAGAACCAAGCACTGTTCCATGAAGATCTCTTGAATAAACAAGTAGAGCTGTTGTCAGAATTAGTGGTAGACTCTGCAGAAGAAGAGTTAAGAGAGAGAATAAAAACAGAGAGTGCGTACTCTATACTCAAAGAGAAAAACCTACAAGATGAATACGTAAATAGGATAAAAGAGTGGAAGAAAGCCAATACAGAAAGCTTCAACAATGAAGAGTATGAGAGACAGAAACTAGAAAGGTACAAAAAGGCATACGTGAGTGATGCAACTGTGGAAACTATATCTAACAAAAACTCAGCTAGAAGGGAGAGGGACAAGAGGTACCAAGATGAGAATGGTAACATTGACAGTAGCCTAAAAACAGAAGCTGATAAATTACAAGATCAAACAGACCGAAACAACTACAGGGCTGTATTGAGTCCAATGGAGGCTGGAGAAGTAAGAGTAGGCTTACGTATAGTAAGCACCCAAGAGCTATCTGAGGATGAACGGTCTAAACTCTCTAAGGTGTTACCGTATAACCTAGATAGCGATTATAATGGGGACATAGTTGTCCCTGATGGTAACATGGAGACTAAGGAGGACTACAAGAGATTAGCTGATGAACTCATACAGGAATCAAGAGTGTCATTAGACTTGAACACTTTAAATATGTCCTACAGAGACCAATTGTCTAAACAGGAAAGACAAACAGGTTTCAATGATCAGTTTTTTGAGAGGTTAAAATCAGTTCATGAAAGTGGTAAATCTGCTTATGATTGGGCATTATCCAACAGCTCTCTGGCATTCACTTCTGAATACTATGAAGCACTTTCAGGAGAGGATTTTGTGGGCTATTTAGATGCTGCAAAAGACATGATAGATGACATGGAAGAGTCCGAAGAAAAGGATAAAGCGATTGTCGACTACAATGAGTTGAAGAGACTAATGTCCGAGAAAAAGTACCTTACAAAACTTTATCGAAAAGAGGGCAAGCCAATGGAAATAGATGTGACCTCTATGAGGGAGCACGACAGGGACAAAATGATAAAAAATCAGGAGGACATGGAGAACATCAAAGGGAAACTCCGTGTACCTAGTGAATACTTCTCAGAGTCTAAGGTTAAATTATCTGATCGGGTACTTTCTAGTGATTTTTATGACGAGGTAGAGGCAAGTGGTATGAGCGTTTATGATTATGCTATACAGAAAAGAAACATGACCACTAGTAAAATATCTGATACTACTAAGTTTGCCACAGAGATAACTAGATTCTTAGGTGGTTACCAAGTTGAAATAGGGACAAGGTATAAAGAGTTTGTTACCGGAGTTTCACAAAGAGGGGAGTTAGAAGGTATGTCTCAAGAGGAGAAGATAGAGCACCTCAAAGATGAGTACGCAAAAACTAATGTTGCAGTTTACTTTCAAAGATTTGAACCAGCTGGTGCTACAGCTTTTTTAAATGACTTGAGCAAAGAAGAGAACTTCGACAAACTAGAAAAGTTCCTAAAAAGAGATACAGAGTTCATAGCCAATAACGATGTGTCTGAGTTTATTGAGATGTCTGCTGATTACACATGGTCACAAGACATAGGTAACGAAGAGAACAGGAATAAGCGTTACATGAACGATGAGTACTACCTACAACCAAAACTTGTAAATGAGGATGGTACCCCATCTAAGTATGTGGACAAAGAGTTCTTTGATAAATATGGTATAGACCTAGATAAGTGGCTAGAGAACCCTCACTTGGACATGAATACAATGAATCCTACTAGGAACAGGGAAGAGTTTGATTTTCTGAAGAATGTTATCTCAATGAGAGAGCAAGGATTAGAAATGTACAATCAAAGCTCTTCGTATTCTAAATTCCAGAGAGCTCAGGTAACCAGAACTGCAGCAGAAAAATTTACAGATGCTACTAGGTTAAGAGGTGTCAAATCTAGTTTCAAAGATTCTTGGAAAGATATATTCAGAGACCGTGCCGATGAGAAGATGTATGGTGATACTGTAGACACCAAGACACTGGTTGAAAGAGGTGAAGAGTTAAACGTGAAAACTATTCCTACTTACTTCTTAGATCAATTACAAGACCCTAGTCTACTTTCACAAAATACAATTCAGACAGAGTTGATGTTTCTAAAAGAAGCAGCACTCTATCAAGCTAGAGTTCAACAGGAGTCTGATTTCCAATCACTACTCAGAAAAGTAGAAAAGGACGATATAATGTCAACTGGACTTGGTGGCAAGGTAAACAAGATACAAAAAGGAGGTCAGAACAGTTCCATGTACATGAAGGCATCTGAGTACTTGGATTACCATTTATATGGGGTAAGACAGACTCGTAAAATGCAAGGTGATGTACTAGGTGTAAGCGTAGATTTCACAAAAGTAATCAACGTAATACAGTCATTTACAAGGTTTGGTAACCTAGCGTTTAACCCAATAGTTGATGTAACTTCATTTACAACTGGTCAAACAGTAAACTGGGGGGATAGACTTGCTGGGGATTATTACCATAAATCATCTTTCGACAGAGCACTAAGGTCGACACCAAAAGTATTCAAGTACATAGCTGAGTCAGGTAAGATCCATAAGAGATCAGAACTTAATCACCTAATGGAACTTTTCACAGTAGAGTCAATCGATGACAGACTAGAAAACAGTGCCCAAGGTAGAGCAGTTAAACTAATAGATCGATCACCTTTTGGTTTATCTAAAGTCTCGAACATGGGTATTAAGCCACAAGTAATGTTCTCTAACTTAATGGATGTTAGGTTTATAGGTGGAAAGTTCCAAAGTTGGCAACAGTACTACAATAGCAGAAAAGCAGAGGACAGCTCACTAAACAAAAAGACCATAGAGTCTGAGTTCAAAAATGCATCCAAGGAGTCACTATATGACCACTTAGACATATCCAAGCAAGGTATAAGTTTTAATGATAAATTCAAAGATAGGTTCGAAAACCCTAGTGAAGAATTTGATAAGCTTGTTAGAAGGATGTCTTCTAAGATAGAGAACATGATCCAGATAACGGATACCGTTATAAACGATACTGACAGGTTAGCTGCACAGCGTGATGTGTTGACTAATCAATTTATGATGCACAGAGGTTGGCTACCTATCAACCTTGCTAAGAGATTCAAGCCGGAACAGATTAACTTCACAACTGGTAAAATTGAACAAGGACATTATAGGTCAGCAGCCGAGATGATTGCAAAAATAGTCAGGGCCGGAGATGTTCGCAAAATGAATGAGGTAATAAGAGAAATGCCAAAAGGTAAAAGGGCAAATCTTATAAGAGTTACATTTGAGTTTGGTATGTTGGCAGCTATGGCAGTACTAGCTAACTTTATATTTGCAGCTGATGACGATGATGACAGTTACTTGGAGGATGCACTACAATATGCTTACCTGAGAACTTCTCGAGAATTCTTTGCCTCTACTGTACTTGGTACCGGTAAATCTGTCATAGAGACACTTAAGTCACCCATTACTGCAATTAGAACTCTAGAGAACTTAGAACCTGTTAAACTCCTAGGCACAACATATGATGCTGTTACAGGAGACCTTGACCCAGCTTGGGACACGGTAGAAAGCTTAACAGCACTCAAGAGGTTTGATCAGTTGTCGGACTTACAGGAACAAATCAATTCATACTTCCACTTCAACGAATCTACTATACCTTTCCAGCACCCTAAGGCGAAGGAAAGAAAAAGACAGAAGAAATTAAGAGAGGAGTTAAAAGAAGAACGAAAAAGAAGAAGAGAGCGAGAGAACTCACTTTCAGTTACAAGATAAAGTATGGATAAAATAAAGAAAAGGACAGTGAGATAAACTCTTGCACCAAAAATAGGGAAACTAGCAAAATATAATGAATGGGTTAGGTTCATAGACTTAAACAACCACACTGATTAGATTCTAGGTTACATTAAGTAAACTTACCAACCACTTCCAACAGGTCAAACTGGGGGAGGAGCACATTCAGTTATTTTTCAAGTTTACTGATGGAGTACCTGGAGTATATGTGTATGTAACTTTTGTTTATCAAATATCAAAAGTCTAACAGTCAACTAGGTTACCTATAACTTTTCGAAGTTCCACTAAGTTTTTAGACGGCTTATCTAACCCATCTATCCACTCAGCTTGATACAGTAAATACCCCCTTCCAACTTTACGGACTGGGGTATTTTTATACTTGCCATACCAGAACTTCATACCACCGCTGTAATCATCATTGATATTGCTTTTCGTAGTTTTTACTGGAGCATCTAGTGGTACACCTGTAAGAAGTGTTTCTCCATTGAATATACCCCAACCATAATTTGGAAAGTCCTCCACTGTCAAGTTCTCTACATATCCAAACCTCTCCACATTTCCACATAAGTCCTCTATATAACACTTTTCTTTGTTTTCATGTATTCTGACACCACGACCTATTGTTTGACAATATAGACGCAAGCTATTTGTCGGCCTACCTAAAAATATATGGTTTAACTCTGGGTGATCAAATCCGGTAGTAAGTACAGAGTGATTAAATACAACTCTCACCTTACCTTTGGGGTCCTTGAAACTATCTAGTATAGCTCCCCTCTCTTTCTTTTTGGTCTTATCTCCTACGAACGCTGCAGACTCTCCAAACAACTCAGCAAACTTTTCTCCATTCTCTACGGAGTCTACGAACACCAACATGCTTTTGGACTTATCCTTCAGTAATTCTTTTACTCTGAGGTATATTTTATTGTTTACACCATTGGCTTCCACTGCTTTCTTTACTGAGCTATCTGTGAACTCTGATCCACTAGTGTTGTACTGAAGAAGTCCTGTATCAAAGTCATGGTTTATGTATACCAACTTAGACCACCTACCTTCTTTAATAACTTCTTGTATCTGAACTACATCAATGAAATGCTTGAATATTCTAGGCCTCATCCTGTTGATCATCACAAGCTTTGAAATATTATCTCCCACCTGGTTCCTATATGCCTTTAGTGAGAAGGGTGTAGCTGTGTACCCAACTATCTTTGTGGGTTTTAGCTTGTTTAGAAACTTCTTGAATTGACTTCCTTCTGCTGGGGAGTATCCATAGTCACACTCATCAACAAGTACAGTCTTTACGCCTAGCTCTTTGAATACGTCCACTTTGTTTACAATACTACCAAGTGTGGCGTATGTAAGGCTAGAGGCCTCTTTTGTGTTTAGGGATGCCGAGTATACAGTAGCATCACCGCCCATCAACTTAAGCTTTTCTAAGTTCTGTTCTAGTAATTCTTTGTTTGGCTGTAGTACTAGTACTGGCCCATCGAACTTATTGGCAACAGAACTAATAATATAACTTTTACCAAATCCCGTAGGACCCACTACAATACCTGGTCTTTTATCCTTGCTTTTTAGATAACTTAGTATTTTTTCCTCTGCCTCTTTTTGTCTTGGTAGTAACATCTTCTTTTTCTTTATTCATTTTTTCTTTTACTTCGGGGTACCTATCCTCAATCAACTCTCTCATGAAGAACGGAACTGGTGTGTCCTTATAAGTTCTGATATCTATTCCATCAGAGTCCTCCCCAAAGTTTATATTTCTCATGGTTCTCTTGAAGGTATTGAGTTGACCTCTTATCTCATTTTGAAATGTCATCTCATCCTCTACTTCACTGAGGTCTTTACCTTCTTCCATGAACGACTCCCAATCCTGTTTACTAGTGTACTTGTGGTATCTTTTCTCATAGAGATCAAATACCTTCTTACAAAGAGCCATCACTTTCTTCACATCCTTGTGGTTCAAGTCGGCAATGGCTATTTTGTACAAGTCACTCGCTGTACGTATAGCCTTGTCAGTAATCATTGAGTTTAGGCCATGCTCCTGTTCTCTCTTCTTAAGCAGTTCCGTATTGATCCAATCGTGGTCCTTTAGGAACTTATACTCTTTTGTGAGTGGCTCATAACTAGTATCAATAAAATCTAGTATCTCGTGTTTCAGTTCTTCCATTAGTATCCCAATTCCTTTAGTAATTTATAGGCCTCCATGGTATCTCCATCAGCCCCTAGTTCTATGAACAGGTCACTAGGAGTATATCCTTTTCCAGGCTCAAGTACACAAGAGGTACTGAATATATTGAATATCCTAGTACCTAGGTCCAACAAAGCTGAAGACTTTGACTCTGGGTTACCTGGTCTTCTAAGTCTAACGTAGTTTCCTGTTTGAGAAACAACAGACCAACCATGGTTAAGGAGCAACCCTAGTACGTCACCATTATTATTGTACTTTTCGAATGGAGATTCACCCTCACGGTTAACTTTGTCACGCTTGTAATTCCTAACGTTTACAGTGTACTCATTGAATTTCCTAGCCTCAGTTATCAGATGGTTTCTCTCATCATCAGTAAGTTTAGTCAGAGACCCAAAGAGCTTCTTGTAGCTAGGTGTAGGTGCCACTAGGAAATAACCTTTACTTGCTGGTTCACCATTCTTCATTTCACCACCTCTAGTCTCTATCAAAACCCTAGACTTATCCCCGGATGCTACATTTGCAGCAATCTCCTTAGTCCCCTCATTCGAAAAGTTCTCCATGTAAGTAGCATGTTTTTCGTATGGGGTAGTTTTACGGGATGCTAGTTTCTGATTAGGTTCGTGGATATCTGTTTTGTATATCCAATGGTAACCCCCAGACCTAGTTTGCTGAACCCACAATTTATTGAGTATATTCTTATTACAATTTAACTTATATCTCTCTGCTAAGTCACCTGATAGATCATACTTAGTGTCTATATCTATACACTCTATTCCATTCAAACCTCCTGTAAGTACTGCTATACCGAAGCAATCACCGAAATATTTTTCTATTTCTTTATTTGTGATATGTTTTTTCTGATACTTTGTCCAGTTGACCCTAGGCTGTTTGTCAGCTCCCACCGGAATAGTTGTTATTCCTGCAGATAAGTATTTTTTAGCAATTTTTATGAAGTCCCCCATTATTTACTATATTTTAAGCGTTTCCATGTCATATGACAATATTCGACTTGATGCTTAAGGTCATCCATACCTCTGTGACGAGTTCCTTTGAACTCTAGATTTTCTTTGATTTCAGGTTTAAATGACACTAGTGTCCTAACATCTCTCTCCTTTCTGAAGTTCCAGGGTAACGATAATCCTGTTTTTTGGTATGCGTTATCTAGTACTCCAAGATCAAACCTATTCGAATTTCCCCACACTTTATCATCTTTCGTAATGAATTTAGATAAGATTTTTAATGATTTCTTCAAGTCTTTGCAATCATCAGGTATAGATTCTGCTACATTAGGTTGACTAGCCCACCATTTCAGTGTAGAGCCATCTATCTCTAGTCCATACTTCAAACAAGAGTCTATGTCAACGTACACTTCTAACTCTGCCACTATCACACCAGTCTCCATAGAAAACCTAACAGCTGATATAGAAGTGATCACTGAGTTTGCTTTTGTACCTAGTGTCTCTATGTCAATCATTACATGATCAAAACTAACTGATTTGATTTTCTCACGTCCTGATTTAACCCAGTTTTCATACCCTATCTCTTTGGCGAGATCTTCCTCCGACTTCATTTGGTACATTTTTCTTGTATGTATGTTTGAAGTAAATATACTATCATAGTTCATGTGGTTTAACGGAATTACGTCCACTGAAAGATGTTTTACACAATTTTCTAAAACTTCGTCCTTATACTTTTTAACAAAACTTTTTTCGAACAGATTATCCCCTGTCGATTTATGGTTCTCAAGTACAGACTTGTAATCAACCTTTGAGCCTTTATAACTTACATGAAAGTCACCTACGTAAGGAAAACTCACTGAGGCATCCACAAAACGCTTTAGTTGAAACTTTTCAACATTCTCAATCTTCTCTATAATATGTTTGATGTTATCTTCAGGTCCCCTACCAGACATATCATAGGATATTATGTCTATGTCATTAGACACACAATAATCAATTTCAGCCTTCAATCCATTGGACTCTTTAAGTGCATCTAACTCCAATACAATGAATAAATCACATGGACTTAAGAACTTGAAACACAAGTCTTTCCAAAAATTAAAATCGGTTGGCATTTCAGCAAAATCACATAGTGTGTGACCATAAGTGATAGGAGAGAACACTTTGTAACCCCTTTTAACCAAACCTGAAGTAATCTCTGAGACTATGTTAAACCTTACTCCTCGTACTTCATTGTCAACATGACTGTATGGACAGCCTATGTAAATCATTTTATCTTTCATATGGTTTTTATTTTTCATCAAAACTAATCATTTTGAATGTTATTTACAAATATTTATCTTACTATTTAGTGAACATTTGCATAATTAGTTGAGACTTGTGTATCACAATCCATGTCCCTTTTAAGTTTCAGTATTCTATTTACCTTTTGGATACTCTCTTTACACAACCTTTCTACTTCTTCTTGTTCCCCATCTTTTATAGAACCACTTCCCCACTCATCATGTACGTTAAGTCCTACCTTTACGCCTTTGTTCATTAGAAGTTTCACCCAAACGTCAAACACGTAGGTTGATCCTCCTTGTGTTAGGGTACTGAACCTATCCTTTTCACTTCTCAATGAGTACCTGAAGTTGTTTACGGGATTTATTATCCAATCTTCTTTTCCGTACTTGACAACTTTCTGTGCCTCTGCGTATTCCTTTATAGCCCAGTTACGTTTCCAATATGCATCGATAATTTTCTGAGCTTCATACTTACTCTTCCCAATAGCCTTTGACAGTGTCTCTGCACCAACTCCATATTGACAAGCATAGTTAGCAGACTTGTATATAGATCTCACCTCACCATGTTTCTCCTCTTTGTTTTTATGAGCGTCAGCTTGTTCTTGGGTAAGTGCTCCAGCGTATACAGCTAAATCTAAATGGGGGTCAAACCCATCTACCATCATAGATTCCACAAACTCAGGGTCTAAGTCTCTAATTTGATGTTGCTTGAATCGATCCTCTAAAGACATAAGGTCACTACCCACAAAAACGCAATCATCATCTGCGATAAATAACTCCCTTATAAATCTACCATCTATTATATCCCTCTCTTCCACAGGTGTACCATTGTCAGAAGTTACCCCTGGCAAGTTTACAATTGGACTAGCATGCTTGAATCTAAGTGTGTTTGTTAGACCACTTGCTCGTGCCACAACGTACCCATCTTCTTTCAGATCCTTCCTCACACCCTTCAAACAACCTAGCCTGTGCACTATTACACTAAGTCCATCCAAGTGCTTTATCCCTTCACTCTTCTCTTTTAACTCAAGTACACTCTCACACAACATCCCATCTATTCTAACTTGTGGTATCTGCTTACCCATCCTTTCAGGGTTAGTAGAAGTTGACTCCTTAAATGTCTTAGGTTCCCAACCTAACTTGAATAACCAGTCTTTAACTTGACTGTGCGACTTTGGATTGGGATCCTTGTAATCCTTTATGATAACTATTTCCTTGCCGTAATCATCTGGAAGATCCATTTTCTCTAGTAGATCAAACCACTGCTCACCTAATTTCGATGGACTACCATCTTTCTTAAATAGATTCTTAGGCCTTTTCTTTGTAGTCGTAACCGGAACCTTTGGCATGTGGGGGATAATGGCCTCTATTTTCTCTCTTTCAAGATTTTCGAAATACTCTATGTTAGAGTGCATTTTCTCAACATCAACTTTCAATCGATTACTTTCCTGCTCAGCAAGTAACTCCATTTTGAAGTTTAAATACTTGATGTAGTTTACTATGATATCCCAATCTCCACTGTATAAAGCCTCTAGCTTTTTCTTCATGGTTAGCCATACGTTAACGTTTATCTTACAATCCTCTTCACATCTATGTCTATACTCCTCGTAAGTCAGACCTTCCCAATCTTCTACCTCAGGCTTCTTAACTCCAAACTCCTCACCGTATTTATCTAGGCCATGTATTATCCTCCAAGGGTACAATGCCCAACTCAAGGCTAAAGTGTCAATAACGGTACACTTAAATTCAATTCCGAGTATCTTCTCGGCCAGTGGCTTATCGTAAGTAATAAAGCTGTGTCCAATAATAGTTACTTTGGGGTTCAAGAAAAGTTTTCTCATTTTCTCGTAGTCATCTGTGGATGATACACCCCAAGCACCATCTTCCTTCTGATACGCCATAGAGACAACATGTATTTTAGTTGCCTCGTCTAGCAGTCCATCGGACTCTATATCCACTATAATTCCTTTTTCTAAATCCATGCTCCAATCGTTTTTAATTACCCTCACTCATTCTGTCTTCCAAAGACCCCTCCGAAATGAAGTTACTATCACCTTTCCCTGTTTTCAATCCAATTGAGTAGGCAGACAACATTGATCCTATTATACAGCCGTACAAATTAGGGTGTGTACTCTTAAACTCATCTAAGTCAAACCCTATCATATTTAACTCACAAACCTCTCTAAAAATATCATCTAAATCCATATCAATCTTTTTTATCCGGACTCTCATCATCAAAGGTTGAGAAGTCACTACTTAATTTATCATTGTTTTCTGTCTTTGTTTCATCGAACACTACATTACCTCCGAAGTCGGGAGGGGGAGTGGATACCACTGATTCATTGTCATCCTTTACCTCCGAGTCCATCTTCATACTACTAAGCTGCTCGTCTGACAAATTCATTCTCTCTATGTATAAGTTATTGTATATCTCATCACTCTCACGTATCTTAACTAAGTGATAGAACATATTCCCTAATGTATTGAAATGTACCTTTCCATTGTGATCCGGTCCAGTTGCAAACTCTTCTAGGTCTGGATACCTATCTCTTTTGACCTTCATGTATTGATCAACACCTAACTTAAACGGATTGAACATGATGACAGCGAAAGAGGATAGAAACTCAAAGTGAGATGAGCCATAGATATGAGTAACATTAGGTACCATATTATTTGACTTCTCCTTTATGTCTGAGTAACTCTCTCTGTTCAGCTGAGATAGGAATAAGAAGTAAACATTGTCGAACTCCTTACGAAGTATGTTTGTATACTCCGACACCTTCTTAAGTGGATCTTCTCCTTTTTCTGCTCCTGTAACAAGTAACAAGTGGTCGAGTAAGATAATGATACCCTTCTTATCCTTGTTACTTTGACAAAAGTTTCTACATATCTCCAGGAACTCTTTAGAGTCAACAGATTCATCAACTATGAACCTTCTACCATCCTTGAGCGTTTCGTGATACTCCTTCATTACTGCTTTCTCTTGCTCAGTGAAAGTCTCAGCTAATATGTCACTCTTCTTCTTCCCAAGCTTTGAGTTTGCATCTCTTAGTATCAAGTCAAGGAACTTCATCTCTAACATGAATTCCAAAGATACATAATCATCTGCATCTCTATTGACATCTGTAGACATTATCCCCTTCATAATACGCTGGGATTCGAATGTCTTACCTATACCACTAGGAGCTCCAAGAAGTATTACAGAACTAGGTAAGATTCCACCTAAGTGATTGTCTAGGTAGGGTCGTCCTGTAAGTAGCATCTTCTGCTTACCTGTCTGTATACGATTTAGTTGCCTGAAGGCTTCTGAAGATAGTTCACTTGCAGTCTTTATCTTTCTATGCAATGCTGTCATATTATCCTATATTGTTTTTGTACTTCCCCAAAATTTTGTGATCTCTACAAGTATCTTGTTCCTAACAACATCTGAGTTTGTGGACGTGAACTTACTTACACCGTTGACTTCCTTTATCATATCTGCAAATTCCATTATAGAACCCTTTGCTTTTCTGAGGTCTGACTGATAGAAGTCTCCTGTGAATACAATACTTGAACCTTTACCTAAACGAGTTACAGCTAGTATCATTTCTTCTCTTTCTTCGTTACTTAATCGTTTATACTCCCTCTTCTTCATACTTTTTAAATGTTTGGTCGAATTGCTCTTGGTGCTGTAGGTAATATTGATACAGCCTACTCTGTTCTATGTCAAACCTACTTTGGAAAACGTTGGAGGGCTTAAAGAACAAATACTCTAGTCTCTTAGAGAAGTTCATTTGTCTCTCATCGTTTAGAAAAGATTGTATTAGCACTGCCAATCGATTCTTGTCTATCTGAGAGTGAACACGGAAGAGTGCAATGTACATCTT